GAGCGGGAGTGATCTAGCTTATTTTGAGATTTTGGCTGTTGATGCTCGACCGGATTTGCGTAAGCTCATTTCGAAAGGATCTTTGGATGGTACGTTTAGAGCGAAGTACATTGGTTTGAATCGCGATTGTAGTCCAAAGGATATGGACATTGGAGCTGTAGTAAAGACTTTTGCGTACTGCGAGGCTCATGAACGATCGTATACCTATTGGACTGGCGAAGTCGAACAAGATACTGTGAATGGGGATTGTGGTACGCCAATGGTGAGTGTTGGACCAAGTGTTGCAATTTTGGGATTGCACCAATTGGGAGGATCTCGGAATCGTGCGTTTGCTGTGAAATTAACCCAGAGCAGTTTGGAACGTGCTCAGAGTTTCTTCTCACGTCCAGTTGTTCAGGCTGGAGTACCTAAGATCAGTTGTTCCATTAACAAGAAGGTTCTTGGTCCGATTGGTCATAAGTCACCATTGCGTTGGTTAACTACTGGTTCCATCACAACGTTTGGAACGTTTATTGGGTACCAGGTGCGTTCTCGTTCAAAAGTGTGTTCCACTATGTGTGGGGATTACATCAAGAGCGTGCGTAAATGGCAGATTCCATTTGGTCGTCCAGATTTGAAAGATTGGAGACCATGGCACTTGGCTTACAAGGACGTAGTAGAGCAACAAAATATCTTGAAGACTTCTATCTTGAAGAAGGCTGTGGATGGTTATGTCGCTGATGTTTGTGCAGGTTTGTCGGAGGATGACAAAGCGAACCTACGTATTATTAGCGACCACGCAGCCATCAATGGTATTGCAGGTGTGCAGTACATTGATAAGATGAACTTCAACTCGTCAATGGGTGAGCCTTTCAATAAATCAAAGAAGTGGTTTTTGGAAGCTGCCCCAACAGAATCTCAACCATTAGCAAAGGTGTTTACGGCCGAAGTGATGGAGAGAGCAGCTGATATTGAGCATCGTTACCGTAGCGGAGTTCGTGCGTGTCCGGTGTTTAGTGGTCAGTTGAAAGACGAAGCTCGTGCTGAGTCGAAGATAGCCCTTGGGAAGATTCGTGTGTTCACGGGAGCGCCTGTTGATTGGTCTCTCGTGGTACGCAAGTATCTCTTATCGTTTGTGAAAGTTGTGCAGGAGAACCGTCTTCTGTTTGAGGCTGCACCTGGG